AATGTAACTTGAATGTTGTAACTGGCCATCCAATTTTAAATGTGCGCATAGCATCGCGGATCCGAGTTCTGCGACTAGCTCTTCGAAAGCATAAGCCTCGTTACCAAATCGTCCTGAAAAATCACGGTTCAATCGTGACTCGTGGCCCGTCCAGTGTGATAATTCATGTAATGAAGTTGCGTAATAATCGTTACTAGATTTAAATTGATCGAGTTCCGGTAACTGAATATAGTCCGCTGAAGGTACGTAGAATGCGCGGTTACCTCCAAATTTAATTGATGCGCGTTGCGCTTTAATGAATGCCTCGCATGATTCAATAGTCTCATTCATAGTGCGCTCAGTTGGTGCGGGTAACTCCAGGCCGTCAACCTGATCTGCATTAAATACAGTGTAGGTTTTTAACATGGGTATTTTCTTAACTTCGTTTGAAACTTTGTCTTTTACTTCTAACGGGCTGAAGTAGATAACTTGCACGCCTGTTGAACCCTTGCGAACTTGCGCGCCTACTGATTGAGCTTGCTTATATGTAACCCAGTTGTGCGTTGATCCTGGCATCATTGATAACTGAATGAAGTTAATACCATTGTAATAACGCTTAGCTACTGGATTGTATGGTGCATCGATGCCGTTGGAGTTCCATGGTTTAACCCAGGGAGCCACGCCTGATTCTAATTGCTTAATAATACTATCTGTTATTGTTTGCGCTATGTTACTCATATTGATGACCCTTATTAAAGTTGATAACGTGTACTGCAAAACCAGGATACCTAATTAATTATAATATGTCAACCTTTATTTTACTAATTAAGATAAAAGACTAGCCAGGATCCTGGACCCTGAAACGCCCATAGGCCGACCCCACCCACGCCCCACCCCCCAAAATTTTTAGAAGGAATTATTTATTCTCTCTTACACTTGAACTTTCATAAACGACCAATATAAAATCCAAATATTAGAATGCACCCCCTAGTAAAATAAAAGGGATAACAAAAAAATATTTTGCAAAAAAAGTTAGGAGTTTAGTTAGTAAAGTTTAGGACTAGGCAGCGAAGGAAGAACCACATCCGCACGTGCTGGTAGCCGCGGGATTTTTTATTTCAAAACCTGAAGTCATTAAAGAAGTGTTATAACTTATAACAGCCCCGGTTAGGTATTGCATGCTATGTGCATCTACAAGTAAAGACACTTCGTCTTGGTCTATTACAAAGTCATCTTCGTTTTGGGTATCATCAAAAGTAAAACCATATTGAAAACCAGAACAACCACCACCGGATACATAGATTCTTAGTTTAAGTCCTATGACATCTTCTATGGTCAACAAGTCTTTTATTTTTACTATTGCAGAGCTATCTAAGGTTATCTGGTTCAAATGGCTTTAGGATCGAAGTTGTATAACTCGGAGTAGACGTTTTTAATACGAAGGAATTTAGTACCGTGTTCATGAAAGTCATCATCGCCACGAACATAGAGAGCTAGGTGAACCATTTCATGAAGGAGAGTTTGAAGAATAGTTGTAAAGTGCCCACAAGCGTTAGAACTTATTTGAATTTCCATCTCGTGCTCATCAAAGCATCCGTATATATTAGGGTTCTTAATAACTTTAAACTTAACCTTACGTGACTTAGGCATAGGAAGAGTATTGAATGGTGCCATCTGGCATGCCATGTTGTATAGGATTTCTAAGTTCTTCTTAGTTAACGTGGTTTTCATACGTTAGGTTTAATTTGTTGACGTGGCCCAAACAGTTCCTTCTTATATACTGCAGTGGTATCAATTTCGGGGAAGTAAATATGAACTACCGCCTCTACAATCTTCCAACAACCAGGGTGTATGAATCCAGGTTCACTTGCGTATGCATAGTAGTAATAAAGAGACTTAGCTAACTCAGGAGAGCAAGCTTGAGAAGTTAAAACAATCTCACCTACCTCAGTTTTCATGACAAACTCTTGGGGCAATGCTTCTTTGGCATTAATTTGGCTAACCCATATAGAAAAGAACCACAAAATAAGGCCTACAATAACAAAAGTAAGAAAATCCTTCATAACTTTCTCCCTAAAACCCCATTTTACCTTGTTTTTATAAAAACTATGTTACAATCGGCAATAAAGCTGCAATTAATTTCAAAAGGTGTAATCAGCGACACATGCAAGACAAAAATATCCAACAGAATCAACAAGATAAACCCAATAATGACATTGTTATTGTGCCTTTTATCGAAGAAAACATACCTATACCCAAGAATGCTAGGGAAGCCCTACCAAGTATGAACTCGGAAGACGAAGTTATGCTTCGTGCGCAAACAATTAAAGAAGTAAGTGACATTATGGGTGAAGAAATTGTGCCAAATGCAAAAAATATCAAGGATGCAGAGGATATAGCACGCAAAATGGTAGAAAACCCAGGTATGAAACAAGAATATGGACTATACGCGAATGAAACCGTGGCTTACTTAGGTGGATTAGTTGGAACTTACAACCACCTGATTGTAAAAGACCTAGCTGATTTGAAGTTGTTCGTGGTAAACAAGTTGGTAGAGATTGTGCACCATGAAGATAGTAATATAAAAGAACAAATTACAGCGTTAAGATCTATTGGTGAAGTTGATGGCATAGATGCGTTTAAAAAGAAGACAGAAGTTATACACAAGATGGAGACGATGGAAGAAGTTGAAGTAGAATTATTGTCAATGTTAAAGGAATTGAAGGCAAAAGCATTGTTAAAACCAAAACAAGATATTATAGACGCAGAAATTGTAGAAGATGTCAGAGACGAAACCGAAGATAACGAGTAAAGAAATTGGGGAGTTACAAAGTTTAATTCAGTTTGCAGAAGGCTCGCAAAAAGTTAGACTACAAAGACTTCTTAAACTATATACGAGCAAGGTTGTCGAGAAATCGGGCAAAGAAACTTTTTTAGATTTTATACAACATGTATACCCAGGTTACATGATAGGAGATCACCATAGAAAACTTGCACAAATATTTGAAGACATTGCTAACGGCGTTAAGAAAAGGGTTATTGTTAATATCGCACCGCGACATGGTAAGTCAGAACTTATATCTTACCTTGCCCCAGCGTGGTTTCTGGGTAAGTACCCACACAAAAAAGTTATTATGGCATCTCATACAGCTGATCTTGCAGTTAATTTTGGTCGTCGTGTCCGTAACCTTGTGGGCTCAGATGCGTATAAAGATATTTTTCCACAAGTAGAACTACAGGCAGACAGTAAATCAGCATCACGATGGGGAACAAACTTTAATGGTGAATACTTCGCAATTGGTGTTGGTGGTGCCCTCGCTGGTCGCGGCGCTGATCTTTTTATCATTGATGATCCACACTCCGAGCAAGATGCAAAACTTGGAAGGTCTGATGTATTTAAGCCTGCTTGGGAGTGGTTTCAGTCTGGCCCTCTTCAACGTCTTATGCCGGGTGGTGCGATTATTGTAGTCATGACTCGGTGGTCTAAGTTAGACCTGACTGGTGAGATTGTTAACCAGATGATAAAACAAGAAGGTGTAGACGAGTGGGAAGTGGTAGAGTTCCCAGCTATTATTGAAGACAAAGAAGGTAACGAAGCATCCCTTTGGCCTGACTTCTGGCCACTGAAAGAACTCTTAGCAAAGAAAGCGGCGCTAGATGTTCGGTACTGGAATGCGCAATACTTGCAAAACCCGGTGTCAGAAGAAGGTGCTTTAATTAAAAGAGAGTGGTGGAAGATATGGGAAAAAGAAGATCCACCTGAATGTGAATTTACAATTATGAGTCTAGACGCGGCTCAAGAAGCAAACAACCGTGCTGACTATAATGCGTTGACAGTATGGGGTGTCTTTTTTAACGAAGAAGTCAATAACTATAATATAATACTATTAAATAGTATTAAGCAACGACTAGAGTTCCCAGAGTTAAAAGAACTTTGTTTAGAAGAGTATAAAGAGTGGGAACCCGATGCATTCCTAGTAGAAAAGAAATCTAACGGCGCTGCACTCTATCAAGAGTTTAGACGGATGGGTATTCCCGTCGGTGAATTTACACCAGGTAAAGGACAAGACAAAATAAGTCGAGTTAATGCTGTGTCAGATTTGTTTAGAAGTGGTATAGTGTGGGCTCCCGATAGAAGATGGGCACATGAGGTTATTGAAGAGTGCAACGACTTTCCAAGTGGAGCAAATGATGACTTAGTTGACTCAACAACGTTAGCATTAATGAGATTTAGACAAGGTGGGTTTATTAGACTACCAAGTGATGAACCTGAAGATATTGTAGGATTTAAATCGTCGAAGAATAAGTTGTATTTAGTTTAAGGATAAATTATGGCAATTAATGTAGATAAAAGTGTATACCAAGCTCCGATGGGATTAGATCAAGATCCACAAAATCCAGAAACAGACGCATTAAGTATTGAAATTGAAAATCCAGAAAGTGTTACGTTAGATGACGGTAGCATGGAAATTACAATACAACCCGGTAAAGAAGGGGACGATGAGTTTAATGAT